ACAACAATTCCCACCGAGATCGCGATCCCGACGAACATTTGCAATACAGGCGTCATCGGCAGCAAACCTATGTAGCCTTGCACAATAGATAAGACTGCAATTAGGATCGCATACCAGACCGTTTTGCTTTTAAGTAGGTTCATTATTTATCCGCTTTATGATCGAGCTTGAAAAAAATCTTTTCTAGCATGTCTTTTATTTCGGAAATGTCGCGCCGGTAATCTTCCTTCGCAACGTACTTCTCGGGCAGTTTCCGCACATCTTCGTCGAGACGATCAAGCGATTTCATAATCCTATTCAACACCCACCCCGCAAAGAAACCGCTGATAGCCAACCCTGCGTTAATCAAAGACTGTGCTTCCATGCTGCCCCCAAAGTAATCCAAAAGCATCATATACAATTGGCTTTAAGATTAAATACCCTCACCAGGCACAATGTAGACAGTAGCAGCCGCAGAAGCAAGACCGCTGAAAAAGCAGGTCCGAGAAAAGCGCAGGATCTCAACCGCACCAGGCACCAGCACGATGGCTGGGCTTGCGTTCCCTGAGACTGGAGCCACAGCGTTTGCCGTGGCCAACGCAGCAGTCGTGCCAACACCCAGAAACACCGTATAAACGCTGTCGTTGATGATGCGATACTGACCCGTTCCCTGAGCATCCAGCCTGCCGTAAACGAGCGCCTGGACGCCAGTGGGGGCACTTGCAGCAGCAGGGACAACTACGGTCTCGCCAAGAGGGGCAAATGCAATTTGTGAATTGGTCGACATATTAAACTCCCTGTGCAGCGATGGCCGCTTTGTAGGCCGCGATCACGCTGGCGGTGTGGATAGATTTGGCAATCGCTTGCACTTTCGGATCTTCAGCGCTGTAGTCATCGCCAGGGGAAACCACATGGCGATGGAACGTGCCGCTGATCTGCTTTTCGTCTTCCAAGATGGAGGTCTTGGTGCGAACTTGAATTAATCCGTTTTCAAGAACTTCGATACGGTCAACAATTTTAACTTTAGCCAGTGCCATTTTAATAATCCAATCAAAAATAAGTTAAGTAAAAATTACGCCGCTGCAAGTGTGGTTACGGTTCCTGATGAACCACGATATTTTAACGCTCCACTTTCTACATATAAAATACCACCTAATGCTGGATTAGTCGCGGGAACAATGTTTGCATTAGCTATGTAAATAACCGCTTCACCGCCGCCAAAACTAGCGCCGTTTATACCTATTGATGCTTTTGCAGTTCCGTTTTGAAAATACAGTGCGTTATAACTGTTTGATGTATTTCTAATCGCTAAATCATTTACCGCAGTACCAGAAGTAATAGCCCAATCATTTGCATTTAAAAACGAATTAACCATTGTAAAAAATGGATTGTGACTTGGGCTGGAGGTATTAATTTCAGCAGTTTTGTTTGGCGCAATTCCTAATGAACGAATTGTTCCAACAAACCCGCCTTCACTTGCCGTAACTATTGGATAAGCTAAATTAGAGGTATATGTTCCAAGTTCTGCAACAGCTTTCCCAGCAACGTAAATTTGAGAACCATTACATCCGTTAATACTGGTTACTCTTTCGCCTTGCAAAAGAAATGAGCTTGCTCCAGTATTTGATGACTGGAGACCCTCAAACAAATGTGGGGCTTGCACTAATCCTGATGTGTCGGCGGCTTGACTTCGGAAGAAAAACCCTCCGCTTTCAGAGCGACCACCCCAAACGCGAACTGTACCGCCTGCAGAATCAATATCACCAGAAGTAGCGCCGGAAAAATAAGTATCTATGAATGTTACAGAGCCAACATTAATTTCAACATTTACATTTGACGGGGTGTTTCTTGTTGAAAGAATTCCACCGAGGAAGGTAATTAACAACGCATTTGGCGCATTGTTTCTAAATTGTGCTGTCAATGCAGCAACAGGGTCACTTCTTAAGTAGCACTGAATGAACACGATGTGCGCTATATCATCAGGGCCAACGCCTGCGTCAGCTAACTCAACGGTGTAATTTAATGCGCCTGTAAACTGAACGTGTTCAAAAAGCACTGAACCGGCAGTTGTAGTTGCGCGAAATTTCCAAGTCCTACTGCACAAGTTATTACCGTCAAACCAAATGTCTCTTACCGTTGACCGAGAAACATTTTCAAATAAAATTAACGTGTCGGTTGCCGCCGTATTTGCTTTGATGATGCTACTGTAATGGCCCTCACCAATCATTGAAACTTGTTGGCCCCATGTCAATGTTGATACGGAATAAGTTCCAGTGGGGAAGTAAACAAAAGCCCCACCAACAACATTGATTGCTGACGCAGCATCAATTGCATCTTGCACTTTTGCAGTAATGTCAATAGAACCAGTGTTTGACTGAACATCTGCAAGTTCCGCTGGTGTTAAATAATCAAGAACATTAACAAATGCGCCTTGAATCATTGAGTTTGTTACTTTGGTCAAGGACATATTTGTTCCTTATTTAATTTGGCTTCAAGAAGTGTTCAATTAGCACATCCATGCTAATTAAGGAGTTTCATACACCAGAACAATATCAATTCTTTTTGTGCTTAAATTTGCATTAGTTAGTGCATTTCCTGCCGCGTCATAAATGTTTATGGTTGTTGCGTTTGGCGTTGCAACAAGCCATATTGGGGCGCCATATGTAGAATATCTAATAAAACCACCCCAAGTGCTGCCGCTTCTAACCGTAAAAGGTAAGCCGCCAAGTAAAGCATTATTTATATCAACAGTTAAAGGCCAATTAGTTTCTACACAGGCATAAACCATTTTTCCTATTTTTATATAGGTAGAAGCACCACCTGTAAATGTTAATCCTGCGCCACTAGCATCAGTTCTTGTCCAAGAACCTTCCTCATAATCAGCCAGCAACTCGCTGGTCATCGTGCCAGATCCTGATGATGTAGCCGAGAAGTCAATGCCTTGACCGCTTGCAACGACTACATTGCCTGAAAGTTTAATATTTCCTGAAACTTCTAATTTTTCAGTAGGACTTATTAAACCAATCCCTACACGGCTATTTGTTGCATCCGTATAAAACAAGTTGGCATCTGTATCGCCTTCGATCCGCACGTTAAACACTGCACCAATATCGTTAATCACGAGATTGCTCGTGCCGATAATCATCTTCTCGGTAGATGCGCCAGCCGTTGCGGTCTCAAAATGAATCTGACCCTGTTCAGCGGTGGATGTCGGGCTGAGAATTGATCCGTGAATTACAGCATACTGCTGTTTATTTCCTGCTGAATCTTCACCATTAAATTCAATTTCGCCCAATGTGTCGGATGCTGCTGGGGTTGCTGAGTCTCGGTAGAGGTCAAGCAGTGGCGCAGCTGCAGCACCGGCATCGGTTGAGGTCATCGTTACATTGGCAAAGTTGCCATCAGAACCACCCTCAACCCGCTGCCAGACTGCGCCGTTGTAGACGATCCAATCACCTATCCCGAAGAATAACTGCAAACCGCCAAAGGTCTGCGTGCCTGCGGTGCTCGTTACATAATAGTCGCCCTTCGCACCAGTGCCATCAGCCAGGGTTGGATTGTTGGTGGAAGCATTCCATGTGCCTTTGTAATTCAAAGCACCGAGTGCGTTCGTAATGGTTGAAATTGCTTTTAACATTGCTGCTCCTTAAATCAAGAATTCGATCACCGAGGTGACAGGTGGCGCTTGTGAGAATGTCACATTACCGCCAGCCACAGTGTAGGTGTTCTTGTTTTGATAGACGCCGTTGATGTAGATTGCAAAAGGTGTGGAAGTCATAGGAAAGACAGTCTGCACACCATCCCCAGTTGCATTGATTACCACGAAACCGCCACCAAAAGCATTTCCATTCAGCGAGGTATAAACCACCGTTCCGTTCTTGTCCTGGACTTGAATGGAGTAATCGCTACCCGTATAAATGCGTGCTGGGGTTCCCTGATAGACAGCATAACCGCCGCTGGTGCGGATCGGCTGCACCGCTGAAATCGTCAGTGCAGAATCCCAATAGGCCGCAATCGGGTTTGTGATTGGGTTCAGATTGACAGAGCCAATAAAGATATAACCATCCTCCAGCGGCTGGCCGTCAGCTTCAGCAAATGCCGGGTATGGGGGTTCGACTTGTAGTGCTGACATTTATTGATTCTCCTGATCGAATTGGCGCTCAGTCTGCGCTGCTGCCTGCAAAAACTGAATTCTTGCATCCATTGATTTAGGCAGTTTGACTGCGTCTGCAAATTTCTGAAAGGATTGTGACATCGCGGCCTTACGAATACTAGCCGCGCTGGGTGTTCCCTTGGTCGCGGCTTCAACGGCAAGTTTTTGGAATGCCTCGTCAGCAAACAGTTTTCCGGCTGCTTTCAGAGAATCCTTGTTGCCTTGCGTTAAAGCGCTGGTTATAACCGAAGTGGCAGCTGCGGCAATAGGCCCGCCCATGGCAGCGGCACCAGTCAAAGCACCTTTTGAAAGTGTGCTTTCCATGATCTTGCCGATCATGCTTTCGGCCTGCATGCCTTGCAGCAGTGCTTGGTTTGCCTTGCCGGTGGTCAAAACATTAGCTCTAGCATCAGTGATGCGCTTCGAGACCTCAAACAGATCTCGCAACACATCTGCCGAGTCTTTGCCCAATGTATCCACGATGGTCTTGTAGACGGGTGGATTAGCTCGCAGCTTGGGGTAAATGTCGGCAAATTCTGAGAACCCAAACCCGCCCTTTTCGGCACCTCTGGCCGAGCGCGTGACCGATGCCAGCGCGGTGGCCAACGTCTCTTTTTTCAAGTCCTCTGGAACAGTCTTAAGCAGGCGGTTGAACTCGCCAGCATCGCCCTTTGCAGCACCTGTGATGGCGGTACGCATCTTGTTTGCGATGCTGCCCTCGATGTCCTGACCAAACGCGTTCACGATCCGATTGCCCAAGGCACGCTCTTTTGCGTATAGCAGGTTAGCTCCGCGTAATTGCTGGCGCAGTTCCTCGCCGCCGATATTGCCTACGTTTGTCAGCTGGTCGTCAGCAAGTGCCGCATAAAGGCGCTTAAGGTCAGCCTCGGCCATGCTGCCATAGGGTGACTCCATCTTGTTTAGAGCCTTACCGATCAAACCCTTTTCGCGCTTGAGTAATCCGTAAGTAACGTCTCCACGCTCGATCATGTTGGCCAGTTTTTTCTCGGCTGCGGACATCCCTTCCTCGGTGACTTCTGCTTTGATGGTGTCGAGCGTTGCTTTGAGCTTTGGAAGATCGACAACGGATGTTTTGGGAACAACAGCATCTACATCATCGTAGACCTTACCAGCCGCCGCATTAAGGTCTGAGCGGGTCTTGGTCAGTGAGTCTTTAATCTTTTGCGAAACTACGCCAGGGGCTACTGCGCCCTCAACAAAGGTGGCGTCGAATTGCTTAATCACATCATCGGCCTTATCCACGGCCTGAGAAACGGTAGTGCGCCATGCTGCCTCGGCCTCACTACCTGCGGCCGATCTGGTCAGGCCAGCAGCTGAGCGAACCTGCGGGTTGTCGCTGAAAACGTCGGCAGGCAGTTGGATGCCGAGCCGGTCGGCTGCTTCCTTGGCCGACACATTGACCTGAGCCAGATCCGCAAGACGGTCGCGTGCGCCAGCAGAGCCGAAACCTGTTCCTGAAGCCTGCTTGACCAGCTTTCCAACTTCCTCCTCGGCCACCTCTGCTACGACTGGGGCCACCGCAGGGGCTGCTGGGGTAACTGGGATTTCTGGGGCCATAGGTGCTACTTCTGGCACTGCTGCGGCCACTGGGGGCGCTTCTGGGGCCATTGCCGCACCCATTGGGGAAGTTGGTGCTTGCGCTGCTGCTGGTCGTCCTGTGACGCGCTGCACGCCTTTCTTGACTGCCTGTATCACCGGAGGCGCTACGCGCTGCAAAATCTGCCCTGCTGGGCCGGTAGCTGCTGCCAAAGCAATATCTGCCGGATTGATTTGCCCACCAGTTGCAGCTTGCGTTCCTTCGATGACTGCTTGGGTAGCGCCAGCGCCAATAATCGCGCCTGGGATAGTTGCCGCTCGGCCTGCCGGGGTAAATGCTGCAAGACCACCGAGTGCTCTCGGAATGTCTCCTGCGCTAAAGCCCGGAGGGATTGCGTATTCTTTTTGGTCTACAGATGAACGAAGCAAATAATTACCCTTTGCATCTTGGCGAACCTGAACGCCTGGGAAATTGGCTTGCAGGATTTGCACCGTTTCTTTGGGGTTCGTGAGCAATGAGCCGAGCGCCGTTTTAAACGATGCCACGCTCATCTGGTTTAGCTCTGGCATGCCTGTCCACTCTGGCAGCGCTTGGGTCTCAGGCGTTGCTCGAGCGCGACCTGTAACAGATTCGGCTATACCTTCAAAAAATCCCATCTTTGGCTGTGATGCTGCCCATTGTTCTGGCGACATGGGCGCAGCAGATGGTGCTGTCGCCATAGGTGCAGGAGCTGCTGGCGCAGCCTGCTTAGGTTGGGATGCCAGCCATTCTTCGGGACTCATGGTATCCCCTCGGATCTCTTGTATTCGTTCCACTGAGCATCAGTAAAGTTTGCAGGACGGGTGTAAGTCTTTCCGTTGACCGTCACGCTGGCTGGCGCAGGCGCTTCTGTTGGGAGTGGCTGCAAATTGTCTAAAAACATCTGTGCTGTTGGGCTTTGCTTTGCGGCTGATTCCAACAATTTTTTACTTTGGCTGTATTGCGCTTTAGCCGCTCGATCCGCAACTGCAAAGATCGTTTTCAATTCTCCCTTTGTAAAATTGATATCGCCACTTCTGGCTTGAACCAGCAGCTTTTGCTCGCCCTCTGTAATTTGGCCCTGTCCGGTCAACATGGTGCGTGATTTCAACGCCATTTCAGACAAGCCCTGAATAACCTCTCGAGTAGCATTAACTGCCTTGTCGCCAGTGAAACCGAGAGCGCTTGCAACCCGAGCCGTTGATAAACGTTGCGGGGCAAACGGGCCAGTGATTGCACTATCCAACGCTGCCATATAGCGTGGTAAATCACCAATTTGTGATGCAGCAGAATTAGCTTGGCTATATAAATCTGGAACAAGTTTCCCAAGTTCTCCTGCCGCCGTTTTATCTAAATTTGTGACATTTACATTTGTAACGGCACCTGGTGGTCTTTTAAGAATTTGAAGATTTTGGAAAGTTTTTCGTTGATCTTCACTTAGATTTGCAAAATCAATTGCTTCCTGTACTGATGGAGCAAGTTTTTCTTTATTTAATTTCTCAAGAGTTGCTTGTGCTAATGGGTCTGCATATCTGGCTTTGACTTTTGCTTCTTTTGCTTGCGCAAGTTCGAGGTTTCGCTTAATCACCAATCTTTCCTGCTCGATTGGTTCATCCCGCAATTTGATACGCAAATCTTCTACTTTAATTTCAGCTTCAGCAATTGCCTGCTTTAATGCGCTGGGGGCTTTTTCGGCAGTCGTGCGCGCTTCTACTTGCTTTTTGAATCTGTCAGGATCTGCCATAGACAACGCATAATTCACCCCGGCTTGTGCGCCTTTTGTGTTCCCTCTTTCAAGCTCATCAAATGTTTGCTGATAAATACCAGTTGGAAGATTCGCAGATTTACGCGCTGTAATAATCGTTAGCAATCTTTCTTGGGCGATGTCTGGCCTGCCATTTTCCAAAGCCATCGAGACTTCAAAGCCCTGGTTAAATTCGTTTGTTGCCGCAACCTCGCCGTATCCCCTTCGCGCTTCAGTAAATGCCTCTCGCTGCTTGGGATACTTGGCAATCATCTGACTCCAAGTCTCTTGCGTCGGGTTAGTAATTGCGTTTTGCAAGTCTGCTGCGTAGGCCGCTTTCCCCTCCTGTGCCTGCGTGCGTTGTTGACGCTCTGCTAAAGCCTGCCCCAACTCGGCAAATTGCTGCCCGATGTTGATCTGCGGAACCATCCCCGCATAATTCATAGGTGGTTGTAATGGATTAATGGCCATATCAGTACCTTAAAAAAAACCCGCAGCAGTTTTGCCAATGCCAAGAAGATCGCCAAAGGTTTGCCTAGCAACATTTCCAGCCGCCATTTGACCGCCAGCGGTGGCCTGCGCTTGGTTAGCAAGCAAGTTGGCAATATTGCCAGCCGATGACATCCCCGCCGAAGCCTGACCTGCTGCGGAGGCTTGGCCTCTGGACAAAATATCACTGGTAACGCCAAGTCCTGCGCTCGCAATGCCGCCGAGCCTGCCGTATTGCTGGTTGATTAATTGGTTGAGAAGCTGGGGCCGGAACTGCGCCAAAGCGCCCTGCAAGTTTCCACCGCGAAGTCCTCCGGTTGCAGAAGCGTTTTGCAGCATTGCATTTTCGCCCTGCTGAATGAGCGACTGAAACTGCGGACTGCTTTGCAGCGCTTCGATGGCTTGCTGTTGCGCCTCTGGACCTTGTAAGCCGATTAGAGACTGCTGCTGACCGAATGCTTGCTGGCCTGCCTGCTCGTATGGTGCGAGCCTCCCAAGGGCCCCTGTGCCCGCCTGGACGTAGGGAGACATGAGTTCAACAAGTTTATCAAACTGCCTGCGCTGTTCTTCAACGCCAACACCTGCGGCAGCTGCTTGCGTTGTTGCGCCACGCTCGGCTGCTTCTCCGGCTTGCTTTGCGCCGGTAATGCCGCCAAAAATATCGCCAATTAAATCGCCAACAAAACTCATCTTGACCCCCAGTCTTGCCGGGTCATGCCCAGCACATAAACGTCTTTTATTACGCCATTTTGAACACAGGCACAGCGTCGGCAACCTTCCATTTTAAAACCTAGCTTGATGCAATAATTTTTCGCAGTCTCAAGCCCTTGAATAATGTAAGCCGTGACCCGTAATATGGGTTGAGAAAACGCCCACGCTAAACAAGCCAAGCCAAGATCGCGTGAGTGTTTCATGGCTGATTTTTTTAATAGCGCATGAAGTTCAAGCTCGACTGCACTTTGCTTGATTGCGATAAAGGCACCAGAAAATTTTTCGTCAACCCATGCTGACAAATAGGTGGCGTTGGGATGTTTGATTGGCGCAGCAGGGCGATAGTCGTGCCCGATTTTTGTAATGTAGGGGTCCGAATAGACTTCTATCAAATGCTGTTCTGTAATGCCAACCGTAACCATGCTCAACTCCTGAAAAGAGAAGGCCGCTGGCTGCCAGATAGACTCAGCGGAGTGATTTTCGCACATTCCAGCATTTGGTCAATCTTCCATTTCGCGGTCTTCCCACGCCTGACAAACCCGCATGTCGTTACAGATAAAGTTCAGTTTTTCGCAGTGACCTCTGAACCCAGCGCCTTTGTCATAAGTCGCCATTGGGATTCGTTCGATCCGCACTTGAGTCATAAAGCTGTTGTCGTAATACTCGCAGTTTGAGCAGTGCTTACGCCGAGCGTCTTTCTCATCGCATTGCATCGCCTCGGCCAGCCCTACATAAAACTCCTTGTTTGCGCCAGCTTCATTCGTCGGCATCTCGGGGCCGTAGTTCCAGTCCTGGACCGCGATGGCGTAGTTCTTTTTGTTCTGCGCCGTGGTCAGAAATTCCTCATCCATTGGCAGGCCATTAAAGCCCCTCGGAATCATCATAAATTCTTTCATGTTCTGCCCCTAAGTAATTTCGCGCCCGTTGGCTCGGATGGTTAATGATGTTGCCGCACTGGCAATAGTTGAGATAAACCCACTCGGATCGAGCGCTTGCCCCACCAGCTCGGGGAATGTGTAGGTCTCATCCGGTGCGATGGATCTGGCATCCACGATCAGGTTTGATGTGGCTGCAGCGCCTGCCGCGGTTACCAGATTAACGCTGATGGTCACATTGCCTGCCGTGGTATTTGTGGCGGTGAACTTGTCGATGATCGTTTTGCAATTGGTCGCTGTGTATTGCGTTGTTTGGGTGTTCTCGGCCTGCTTTGCTGGGATAAGAACTTTTATTGAGACGGTCATATCATGTTCCTTATGTGGCTTCGCCGCCGCTGGCAATGATTGTTAAGCCTGTTGATACGGCCTGAATTTGGATGAAATCGCCAGCGTTCAGCACCTCGATGCCGTTGTACTGCAAAGCGTTGTTAGCTGGAACAGGCACATCGTAGAGAAAAGCATTCCCAGTGCCTGCCGAGCCTAACGATGGCACCAAAAAAACGCGCACGTTGATGTCAGCAGCTGTGGTGTTTGCAATGCTGAACTCTTTAAGTAGCGTTCTGGTGCTGGCCGGTACGGTGTACAGGGTAGTCACGCCGGTAGTGATGGCGGCTTGTCCAAGTTTAACGGGGGTGATTACATCGAAAGCCATGTGAGCACCTGATTTGAACGCACCCTTGGCGTTTGGTTTGCATACGGCAAAATACCGTTTACATCGTGCGCCAGTTCTACATTGTTACGCACAGGTGCAAGTGCGAGCAACTCTAATGATTGTGCAAGTCGTGCCATAGCATCCAACGCCTGTTGAACCTTAGCATTTAGAACAGCATCTTCTACCGCAGTATTTTGCGAAAGTGCAACTATTTGCGCCAGTGCCTCGTTTGCGGCTGCTGCAGCATTGTCGGCTTGGAACTCAAAATCGGTTCCTACAATGACCTGCAATGTGTCGACCGTAGCAAACAGCAACTCAAACTGCCGGATCTGCTGCTGGTCAGTCAAGAACGCCGCAAGCTGGTCTCGCGTTAAATTCAGTCTGCTGGAAACGGGTGCGATTGCCATCAGTAGGCCAATGCTTCGATCTGCGCTTCGAGACGGACATAAGAAACATGAGCGTCACTATCGCCACGGAATCGCTGAATGCGCCAGTTCCGCATGTGGCCCTGCTGAAACCACGCGAGCCGCTTTTTAGTATTTCCAATCGTGCCGACAGAAATAAACCGTTCTTGCGAATAGGCTTTTCCATCGAGCGAATAGCTGGTGCTGATTTGCGGATTCTTGCCTAGGGCAATGCTTCCCGTAAGGCTGACCAGTTCCAATTCGTTGAACAAAGCGCCGTTGCTCTCGTTGTAGACGATCAGAGTTCCAAACTCCCAGCGTACTTGCTGCCCCCAGTGACTGCCAATATCCTGCACCAGATAACCGATACTGGTCGACTGCGGATCTCCGACCAGCCACTTGTCGTAAGCCCAAACTAAATTCCGAGCGCGATATTGTGCTAACCCTGACAACGTACTCACCAAGACAAACCAGACAGGGGTCTGCAGAGCTTCGGATGCTGATGCGTCATAAACTAAGGTTTGGTCTGGCAGATGCACGTATAGATGCTGGTGGTTCTTGTCGTTTCTTGCTTCGAGCTTCACCAAAGACAACTGAGTCTCGCTGTATTGCAAAAGGATGTTGTCGATCTCCTGCGTGCTCACCTTTTGGGTGGTCGCAGCTGCGCCAATATAAATAGACGGGGCTTCGTTTCGACCGCTGCCCAAGAAAGCAATGCGCTCGATGAATACGCAACAAGCCTGCGTGCCGACCACGCCCTTCTGCAACTGTGCGCCATCGATGCGTGCGAACGGGAACAGCTCACCACCCACATTATCGAATACCTCAACGGTGTTTCTGTTGAGAGCGTAGACCTCGTTTCGCAGTTTCAATAAAGCAACAACGGGATCGGGATCGACTTCAGAACTTCCGTATTTCAACGGGTTGACATCCAGCGGGTTCGTCAACTCAGTGACAATCAGAAACTCGCCATCGGTGGTCATGAAATAACCATCCACCCAGCAGAAGTCCAGCACCACGCCGAGGTCTGGATCTGTCACTTGGGTTAGGGTTGTTCCGCTCCAATAGTAAAGCCGCCCACCCGATGCAATCGCCAGCAGGTCGAAGCTGTAATCGAAGGTCACTAACTGCGTCACAGGCCCACCCACATCGCCCAGGACGGTCACAGCGCCTGCGCTGTCAATCTCGACTAGCTTGGTGCCCATCACCCTATACAAATCGCCCTGCCAGTTGATGCCGCCGCGGTCGATGCCTGGGCCTGTGCCGTTTGACACGATGCCGTCACCTGGACGAAGAAAACCGTTACTGATGCCGGAAACTTTAGGCACAGGCACAAGGTTTACCGGATAGGATGTCCGCAGCTCAGGCGTGTTGTCGCTGTAAATACCATTCATGATGGGTATTTGCATTATTTCCTCGCCTTGTTTCGGGCCGAGATTTTTCTTGCCTTCTCTTTTGCTTCAGCTTTGGACGATGCGCCCCACGCCCTCAAACTCAACAGCAGCCGAGTAGGTTCACCGTCTTTGTATTCAGGGCCAGGATTCCCACCCATACGCGCCAGAAAGGATGCCCTGCGCGGATTGTCTCCAGACTTGACAGGAGGCCGCAGGTTCATCCCTGCAGCCTTCGCAGCGGCTCGCCCCTTGGCATTCAAACCGCCCTTTGGATTCTGGCCTTCCTTGCGTGCGTAGGCCGGAGTTTTCATCGAAACCCCTTGATCTTTTCAGCAATCCTTTTAGGCTGCTTGGCAAACTGCTGGCCCTTAGCCGTAGCCTCGCGCTTTGCTCGGGTCGTCGCTGCATACTCGGCCGAGGTCAGGGCTTTGATAGCCTTCGCAGGCAGATACCGCTCGCCAGTCTCGGACGATGGCTTGCCACTTTTAGTTGTCCAGGATTGGCTCGTCCAATCCTTCAGACTTTTCTGCGGCGCTTTCATCGGTACCCACCGCCCTTTTTCTTGTACTCCACCGCCAACAGTTGCGCCTTGCGAGCCGACCATTCGCCCGGGTCGCCGCCCTTTGTGCCTGCCTTGATTTTTTGAAACAAGGCTTTCCGCATCGTTGGCTTTGTGTAATTGCCAGCAGCGTTGACTGTTGACTTAGCCGCCATTACGCGCTCACAGCTTTGATCACGGCAAAGGCAATAACGATGGCCTCGGATAACGAACCCAGTGAAATGTTCCGAACGTTGATGCTAGCTGCCCCTGCGCTTGACTGAGCATTGAGCAGATAAGAACCGGCAGTGCCGCCGCTGATGTGGTTCATAACCAGAATGTCACCGGCCTCAATAACGGTGTTGGTTAAAGCAAAGCTGACCGTCGTGGAGGCCGCTAATGCGGCAGCATCCAATGTGATTTGGCCTGTGGATTTGCTCAACGTCACGCCGGTTGCTTTGCTGGTTATCTGGGTAACTACACCTCCAGCGCCAGTGGCATAGCCTTGCTTTCCAGTGCCGCTGATGACTTGATTGCCAGTCGTTGACAGGCTGGTGCCAGTGGCAGCGCCGATGACTGGAGTTACCATTACCATGCTGGTGCTGGTGCAAGCTGAAATTACACCAGATGCAACTGTGCCTAAAGCTGGAGTCACCAATGCAGGGCTGGTAAATGTTCCAGTGCTAACCGCTGGATTCGTGATTATTGGGGTTGTCAGAGTCGGGCTTGTTGCGAACACCAGCAAACCAGTGCCGGTCTCATCGGTCATCGCTGCCCGTAGATTAGCACTGGATGGAACAGCTAAGAACGCCTGTACCCCTGCTGCATAAACTGCATCTGCGTTGATCTGATACCACGAGTTCGTCGGCTGGTAAAACCTGATTGCTGTTGCAGTTCCTGCGCCTAAAAATGTTACGCCGCCGTAAAGCGCAGTCGCACCATTCAGGGCAATCGTCAGTGAGGTGATCTCTTGCGTGGTGGTTATCAGCACCGAGGTGCCATCAGGCACGCCAGTATTCAATGGCAATGTGATCGTGCCAGTCGCAAGAGTTCCCGCAGGCTGTAACAGCATCCACTGGTCATTGCTGACCGGAGTAGGAACAGTAATATTGAAACCGTTACCCGGCACAAACAGATTAACCGCCAGCGTTGGAGACGCAAAACTCTGCTGGAAAAACGTCAGCAAACTGCCGATCGAGGTCCGTCGAGCGTCTCCATTGTTAGGAGAATAAACCGGTAACTGGTCACCGCTGGAAATGGTGCTGAGTACTGGCAGTTGATTAATTGTTGGCATGATGATCCTTAGTTGTATTCGATGGGGCCATCAGGGCCAGCGGTTACAGGCAAATAGGGTGGCCTAACATATGGGTTATCAGTGACTCTCCACGGCTTGTTACCAGCACCAGACGGCATTGTGCCTGGCAGCTGCTGCTCAAGCGGGAATGTGGCCCTTTGCAGCAGGATGTCATAACCCTGCTTGGCAGTGGTCTTGGTCTCGATCATCACCGTTTTGCCAAAACTAGGCGCCAGACGGATACCCAGGCTGCAAATGATCGCCTCATAAGCTGAATCAGGAACAAAGGTTTCCTCGTCGAGGCTGCTGTCCTGGGGGCTGGAGGGTAAAGGGTAACCCAGACGTATTCCCTTTGCGTTCCAGTCGGCCATCATCGCATCGAGGCGGCGCAGGGCTGATTGCAGCTGCTCAGGAGCTAAGTCAAAAACATAAGACGCAAGCCCGATTTCTTCAAAGGCGGCGCTTATGAATTGTCTTTTTGTATAAGACATTGCAGTTCCTCAATGTTTTTAAGCAGTGTTGCATCGGACCAGCGCTTGTCGATCTTTAAACCAATCGCCTCTGCCTGCTGCAGCATTTCCTCGCGTGTGGCTGGGCTGTCGTCATTCGGCGCTTCATACCGGACACGATTGCTTATCGGCGAAGGGTAAACTTTCTTCGTTGCCTTGCGCTCTGCTGCCTGTGACTTTTTCAGCTTGCGCTTTTGCAGCCGCAACTCCCGCCACGGAGCGAGAGCTTTGGTCTTGACGATTGCGGCTGACCTAATCATTTACTTTTCATTGACTTTGAAGCTGGCTTTTTCATCATGCTGTATGCCATCGCAACGGCTTGCTTTTGGGGCTTGCCTGCTTTCATTTCTTTTTTGATGACACCCGACATTTTTTCGTTCTTGCCCATTTTCATTGTGTGACCTGGCATTTTATTCTCCATGTAAACAGACCAGCATCTCTGCTGGCCTGTCCGGTTGACTAACTTATACGATAAGCAATGAAGGTATCAGCGGCAGTTTTCCGTAAGCGGAAACGTGCCACAGAACCAGCGGTTGCCGCCGTTACAGCCGATCCCACAATGGTCACACCAGTATTGACCGTGATGGTCAGTACGAATGCTCCCAAAGTCATAAACGTAACATCAAACCCTTCACCGATTGCCCATTCGGTTGCCAAGTCAAGGTTTGCACCCGTTGGCAGTTGCAGATTGCGGTTCTGGGTAATTGTTGAAGTGACAATGCCGGTCAGCACGTTGGCTGCCGTGGCAATCATCGACCCGCCATCGGCTATGTCAGCAGGCGCACCTTGAAGTTGCCAGTTGCCGTCATCGGTAATGACTGGGGCAACACCCACTGCGTAGAGCGCACCCGATGCACCAGCTTGAATCGTCACGCTGGTGGCGTTGGTGAACGCGCCTGAGACGTAGGTCGTGTTCTCGACTACTTGCAGCAGATCCTGCGTTTCAGGAAAGTTGGGGTAACCAACTTCTTGAAACACACTTGCCGGTGAGTAGGCTTGGACAGCGACTTTCTCGCCTGCCGGCACCGTAAAGGTCGCAGTGCCTTGAGTAAAAATAACGTTATAGCTCATGATTTATCTCCTTACGGGACTTGATTGAACAAGAGAATGCCGGACATCTCTGGTTGTTTGTTGACCACGCCAAACAGAGTATCGAGGCGATACTTGGTTTTCATCGTGTTCACGTCGTATTGTTTCTGCATGACCAGCTCGATGCCCTGATCGGTCGAGGCACGCATCACTGCGACACCAGCATCCGAGGGAACAGCGTAACGGCCCGGCAGAATCTCAAGCGCATCCTTCTGCCAGAAGCAGTTGATCGGCGCGGCATCGACGTTAAGGCGATTGATGGTGCGGCCAGAAGCGGCGGTCACGATAACGTTTTGATACTGCAGCTCGGCATCCGTTCCACCCTGCGCGGAAATGATGGGAGGTGTGATCACGCAAGTGGTTGAATTGGTCACGCTCACAACGCGGAAGGTCTTTGAGAACCCAGTGCCTTGCTTGGTGATGTGATGCACAGCCTCAACGCCTTCGATCTCAATCGCCGTTCCTGCTGGCAAGTCGGTGGTGCTGGACACGGTAATCGTTTGGAAACGATTGTCGACGTTGCCAGTCTCACCCGTTACCGCAGTTGAGGTCGCAACCGGCACGTAGTAGTTATTTGCGCCAGCCAACGTGCTCATCGTCGGATCTGCACCAGTAGCCGCTGCGATGCGGTTTGCGTAGTCCAGCTTGTAGGTCTCGAAACCTGCGACCATACCAACGAACGAACG